CACCTGCATCTACATATGTCTTGTGTGTAACGTCTGTGCCAGCCGTAGGAGTAGCTAGGCCCGTTACTTTGTTGTTACCCATAGCAATGGCACCACTCATGGTTCCACCTGCCTTAGGTAGCTTTGTAGCTATTGCAGCAGTAGTAGTAGAAGCATAGTTGGCATCATCACCTAGAGCAGCAGCTAATTCATTTAGAGTATCTAAAGCCGCAGGAGCAGAGTCTATTGTTGCTGCAATTACAGTATCTACGTATTGCTTAGTAGCAGCGTCAGAGTTTTGTACAGGGTTGGATAATCCTGTTACTGTTGCGGATGTACCAGAGTTCATATCCAACGAGCCATTAATGGTTACATTGGTGAATGAACTTGAGCCAGAACCTGCGGTAATATTACCTGTAACATCACCTGTAACTGCACCAGTATGAACACCTGCTGTGTTACCTGTGACATTACCTGTTACTGCGCCAGCGATAGGGCCAACAAAGTTAGTAGCTGTTACTGTAGTTCCTACTACTGTACTAGGAGTAGCGTTACCAATCTGTGCATTGTTTAATGTGCCACCTGCAATGGTAGATCCGTCAATAGTACCACCATTAATGTCTGCAGTAGTAGCGACTAGTGAGGTTATGGTAGCTGCTGCTGGCGTTGATGCACCAATAATAGTTCCGTCTATAGTACCCGAATTAATGTCTGCAGTACCTGCTATAATTGCAGTAAAAGTACCAGCAGCAGGAGTAGTACCACCGATAGTAGCATCCACAGTACCAGCATTGATGTCAGCAGTGGTAGCTACAAGGGAGGTAACTGTTGCAGCAGCAGGAGTAGCCCCACCAATAACAGCGTTGTCAATTGTACCACCATTAATATCTGCAGTTGCAGCAATAACAGAAGTAAATGTACCGACAGCAGGGGTAGTCCCACCTATAGTAGCGTCAACAGTACCAGCGTTAATATCTGCAGTAGTTGCAACTAACGTAGTGACTGTAGCGGCAGCAGGAGTAGCAGCACCAATGACAGTAGCATCAATGTTACCCCCATTAATATCTACACTGGCTAGTGTTGATAAGCCTGTAACACCTAGAGTACCAGCAATGGTAGCATTCTCATGTACTGTAAGGGTGTCAATGTAGCCGATACCATCAATGTATAAGTCTTTAAACTCAGAGCCAGAAGCACCAAGGTCAACATCACTATCGGTAACAGGTACAAATGCCCCATCTTGAATGCGTAGTTGCTCCACTGTACCTGTACTTACTTGTACAAAGAAACCGATACGATTGTTAGTAGTATCAATAACTACTTTGTTTAGTGCATCAACGTCTGCAATGAGAGGTATATAAGCCCCCTCAGTAGAAGAGCCGTCATGCTTGTGACCAGTTGCGAATGCGAAAACATCTCGTAGCGCATTGTACTCTGCGTTAACGGGAGCCGCTTTTATTACTGCGTTTGCAACTATGTCTGCAACGGATTGTCTAGTATAGCCAGCCATTTTATCTTAAATCTCCAGTGCCATAAGTTATTACTATGCCCTGTATGCTGTGACTAGCATCAGTACCATTAGTTACATATTTAAAAGATACAGACTTACCAGAACCTGCTATGTTAGTTGTCTGTATTGGGGATGGATTACCACTGAATATAGCTGTAGTATTATAAGAAGCCTCATTATAATAAGCTGCTGCACCTGTAGTAGTCATTGTATAGTTTGTGGGGTTTAGTACATTAATATCTTCATAGTCATATACTACGGATAAAATAATATCGTTATCACCTTCTGCTCTAAGATATGTATTAACCTTATGAAATATCTTACGCTGCTCAGGATTCTCCATGTATAAGTATGGAGTCTGATACACACTGAATATGTCACTACCTGCAAAGTTGTTACCAATTTCTTGTCTGTGTACTTTACCTGTAGACGTACCATGTATTACAAATTCGTATTGACCTATGTAACCACTAGCAGCACAAGTAGCTTCTAGTCCTAGTAACTGACCGAACTCAAACGAAAATCCCTCAGGATGTTTGCGTATACCGCCAATCACTCCCTGAGATTCTGCTGCTGCAAAGAACAAACGGAACTGTGATTTTTTACGTATTACTACAGAAGATAGTCCTGACAAATCTATATCAAATATAATCTCTGAGAATAGTGATTGAATATCTTTAGATATGGTTTCTAACTGTACATCTCCAATCTTACTTGTACCAGAAATAGGGCGTAGTCCATCCTGACTAAGGAATAATAGATCACCACCAATTTCAATAACACTGTCAGTAGCAAGACAGCCTAAGTCATGTGTAATACTAGATAGTGTAAAGTCAGTAGTACTAGTACCCTTCAATGCTTTGATTGCGTTAGTACCAAATACGTATAGAAAATCTCGGAAGGGTCTAATAGCTACTATGTCAAAGCCTACATTAATTACTCCAGCACCATTGCCTGTAGCAAAGTCTGTCTCTGCTAAAGGTGCGCTAAAGAATAGCTTAGTAGGATGTGCTGGATCACCTGCAAGGAACATATGATTAGCATAGTCTACAGCATACTTTGGATCTGTAGGTGCCGCCGAATGTGTTATCTGTGTGTACGTTGTACCATCATAAGTAGCAGCAGGATTAATACCATCTGTAAGCAGTGTCTTAGGAGTACCAAAGTTAAAGTTAGTAAAACGAACTTTGCCTACGCCTGTCATTGTAGGTGAACCACCGCAGGTAACAGCTACCCATGCAGAGGTAGAGTTGTTCCATCGGTGTAAGTAGTTATTACCAGAGCTAGGCTTACGGCAAGCTAAGATACCATCATTAATACCATTAGCTACGTTAACACCTAGTACAGAACCTGTACCTGCGACTGTGCCATAGGAATTAGCAAAGCCACTAATACGTCTATAGCCACCTGTTATAGCAGCTTCATAGTTAACCATCTGAATGGCACTACCAGGAGATTGTTCTCCCTGTGCTAGTACATCACGGCTAGTGTCTAAGCCGCCTCTGCACATTACTTTGTGTACTGATAATTGATCAGCCATGTTGTTACACTAATCCTATTGAAGTACGTTGTCTTGTCCTTACAATATAGGCTGATCGCATGTTTAACTTATCGTCCATTAGTACATTACGCATTGCCTTGATACCATCTTCAAAAGAGGCTTGGTGCATTTGTGCGCTCTGTGCATTAGATCGGAACTGCATCATATACATCATAGCACCATCAATGACTACGTGAGAGAATCGCTCAGGTATAATACTCACATCATTATATAAGTTAAGTGAAGCTGGTGTACTCCAATATGTATACTCTACTTCATAGCCAGCATTAGGGGAAGGAGTAACTCCAAAAGACGAACCATATGTTTGGAATACCTGAGATGGTACACCAGCACCAGTAGAGCCAGCATTGTCGTCAGATGATCTGCGTGACATTGTGTACTCTTCATATGAAATAGCATTTAGTGTATTAGGATTGTTACTAGCAGAAGCTAATTTCTTTATGTAGAAGGTTCCCCAATCAGCACTTGAAAAGTCTGCAGGGAAAGAATATGTAGTAACGCCTGTTGTTAGCGTTTGTGTGTATGTTGTTTTAATGAAAGGCCACTCTTGACCATCTTGCAATATACGTCTGATACTACTATTGATAGCATCTTTAGCAAGGGCTTGGACATTTCTAAGAGTATCAAATCCATCACCAGCCGCATCAATCTGTACTTCATTGAGCCGTCTGAGAACTTCATTTGCAAGTGAGACATAAGTTGCCATTATTTTTACTCTTTACATAATAAAAGAAAGGGGGCAGATTGCCCACCCCCTCGGTGATAACGCTTAGGCTACGTTATACTTTGCTACAACAAGAGCTTCTGGACGAAGGATCTTGCGACCATACAAGTGCATACCACGCACAATGTCGGCAAAGCTATCTGGATCACGATAAGTCTCAGTCTTGTTGATCTGCTGTGCAGTAGCAACACTTGAGTCGTGACCAGAAACAATCACACCATAGTTGGTGTTTTGGTTAGCAGAACCAGCAGTTGCTGCACCAGTACCTACAGAAGGAAGGTTGTTAGAAACGTATACACGGAAACCATGTAAGTTGTCCAACATCAAACCATTACGTAGACCACCAGACTGTCCCCAATCCATGTTCAATAGACGAGAATCTTCATCTGCCAACACTTCTTGGAATACAGAATCCACAACCAACCAACGGCCTTGCTTGTCCACGTTGTTCTGATCCATGATACGGGCCATACGTGCAATTACTTGCAACGGAGTGGCAGTAGCAGTGGCTACAGAAGTAGCACCAGATAAACGGGCAGCTAGTGGGATAGAATGCTCACCAGCACTTGAGGTAGTGATGTTGCCAAAGTCGCCTTTCTTAAGCTTATTAGCAGCTAACAATTCGTCAGAACCAGCAGAAGCATTAGCCTTTGTGCCAGAGACAGTAGTGTTAACAACACCAGCGTTAGCATGTAAAGCACCTTGCTTGTAACCAGACAAGTAGCCCAAGATTTCTTGGTCATACTGGTCAGCCAAACGATAGGCCGCACGATTACTAGCCATAGTCAGCCAGTTGATGTGGGTCTGTTGCTCTTCAATGTCATCCAATTTAAATGCAAAGTAGTTAGACTTGTCTACAGTTAAAGTGAAATCTACGTCAGTTAAATCCTGAGTAGCGATAGCAGTACCACGGGTGTAGGCACTAACACTAATTTCAGGCTCTTTGATAATACGTACAGAGTCACCAGCATTGGCAATCTCACCGAAGTAATCACTGTTGGTGATAGCTTCACAGATTGCTGACTTGCGAAATTCCATCTGTACTTGTTTGCTATAAATTACAGGTGAAAAATTACCTGAGTTTAAGTTGGTATAACCACTCGCTTTTGCAAAAGCCATGATATACACTCCTATGTAAATTGTAATGGAGCTATAACAATATCATAGAGGCTGTCGTTAAAGGGTGCAGGATACTTAAGTTGATCTACTTAATGTATCACTGGGCCTTGTCTGAGCAGGTTTGTCTATTTACTATTGTGATTGCTTATATGTTATACACGAATTTGCAGAACATATTTTGTTACTTGATGTAGGGTAGCCGAATGGAGCCTACGCTTATGTAACGTGCTAATGTAGCCAGAGGATCAGTCCAACTACACTAGCGGTTTCGTACAGTTATACTGATTTTTAATTAAATGTCAAGTGTTTTTTAACATTAATTTAACATTAACGTGCTTTACCTGATACGTCATATACAAAGTTACCACTACGCATTGCCTTAGCAATTGCATCTTGATGCTCTTCATACTGACGAATATCCATCTTAGCCACATCAGACTCTAGGTATTGTTTCTCTCCAGAACCTTCTGTTGGTGCTGAACCTCCACTAACACTAACGTCTTGTGCAGCACTACGAGTACTAGATTTCTTTCCTTTAACCTTCTTAGTAATGCCAGCATCTAACTTGTATAAGTCAATTGCTCTAGCAGCACTAGTTGCGTCTGATTCATTATGATACAAAGAATCCTGTACCCACTTAGGCTGTGAATCTACCCATTCGTGAAATGCATCGTCTGCTCTGATATCTTCAAAGTCAGGATGTATCTGTAATAGTTGAGACTCAGCTTTACTTTTATTAGCAGTTTGTTGCAAGTCATCAATCTCTTGCATACGAGTGCTTAAGGTTTCGTTCTGTTCTCTAGCAGCTTTCAATGCCATAGTCTGCATGATGTTAGCTACTTGAGGATAGTTGGTTGCCCACTCTGCAATCTCTTCCTCGGTACTAGGTAACTCCATCTCACCTGTAGAAGACGATTTCAATTCAGACTTAAGTGATTTGATTTGCTCTTCAAACTCACTCTTCTGTTCTTGTTGGTGCCTACGTAAATCTCCATACCGCTTTTTAAAGGATCGTTCTTCTGCCGTAGTAGGAACTTCTTCCTCTTCTACTTCCTGTGGTGTTCCTTCATGCTCCGCTTTTAATGCGGCTAACTCTTCCTCGTCCCTCTTCATACGTGCTTCTTTAGTATCGACCCGCATAAATCCTTTAACTGCAGGTGTACTCTTTACTGCTTGCATTGCTTCCATGATTTTACTCTCTTGTTGGGGCTAACAGTGGGGAAGGTACAGTATTGTACCCCCCGATCTTAGGTAGCCAATAAAGGGTATTAAGTGCGTTTTGCTGCCAAA